GTGTTCGATTCTCTCGTTGTTTTTACAGCGGGTAGGGGTTTTTTCTAAAATGCACTTTGCACTTTTGACACTTCGGCCATGGCGTGGTCGATCTGCTAGGCAAGCCGGAAGTTGAGCGGACGCCGAAAGGTTCAATCTCTCGGTGGGCGGCTCGGTATGGTTACTCGAACCGCGCGGTCAAAGGGTTCCTTGCCACTGGCAAGGCGGCGGGGGATGTGCCTCCGTTCGATGAGCCGGAGAAAATGGAGGACTGGGGGCGGCGCCACCTTGGGAAGATCACCGGCCGGTTTCGGGCCGGGATCGAGCAGGCCATGGGGAAAGAGGCCGCCGCGGTGCCCGAGGCTCCGGAAAGTTTCTCGCCAATCCAGCTCCCCGATGTCCAGGCGCATGAGATGGGGATGGAAGTCCAGCTCGACGGCTACCGGCGGGAGTTCGCGATGCTGGCAAAGATGCGGGAAAAGGCTCTCACCGATGGCGATTTCTCCAGGGCGAACAACTACTTCGACCAGCAGAGCAAAGTCTCCTCCGAGATCCGGCAGCTTGAGCGGCTCCTGCCGACCATCCTTGAGCAGCGCGGGGATTTCCAACGCACCGCCGAAACCCGCGCCGCCACCATCGAATTTTTGACAGTGCTGAAACGCTCCCTCCTCGGGCGTGGTGCGAAAGCCGCCGGGCGTCTTCGCGCGGCGTCCTCCGATGTGGAAATGCAGGAAGCCTGGCGCGAACAGATCATCGCCGTTTTCCGGGAGTGTTGCTCGCAGGGCTTCGGCGAAACCCTTTCCCTAGAATGAAAGCCCGCGACCTGATCCTCTCGTGCTTCCTCACCGTTTTCCAGCCGCGCGGGGTGATGGGGCTGGGCGCGTGGATGGCCACCAACATCAACCTCCGCTCAACGGAAAACCCCGGCAAGCCCGGCGCTTACGATCCCGGCTACACCCCATTGCCGGCCATGATCGTCGATGACTTCATGGGTTCCGCCGAGTGGGACGAGCTGCATGTCCAGAAATCCTCCCAGGCATCGCTCTCCTTTCACACCATGGGGCACCTCGTCCGGAAGATCGCCGAAGATCCAGGAAATGCCATGTATGTGATCGACTCCGACAAAGAGGCGAAAAACATTTCCGAGCGCCTGAAAGCCCTCATCGAAGACAGCCCCGCCACCGCCGGGATCTACACCGACTGCCAAGACGAAATCCTCAACCTCACCATGCGCCTCCCGGGCATGAACCTCTGGCTGACCGGCGCGGGCTCCGCCGGATCGCTTGCCAACAAAACCGCCACCCTCGGCATCTCCGACGAAACCGACAAGCACAAGCTTACCCGCGGCGAGGCGAACACCGTCGATCTTCTCCGCTCCCGGTTGAAAGAGCAGACCGGCGCCAAGCTCATCAACTACTCCACCCCCACCCTCGCCAACGGCCAGATCCACCAGGAGTATCTCAGCGGATCACGCCACAAAGCCTTCGTCCCCTGCCCCCACTGCTCCGAGAAACAGGAACTCGTCTGGGAGCGCGTGAAATTCGGCCATTGCAAAGACCTTACCGGCGAGTGGGATCTCGACCGCGTCTCCCGCGAGACCTACTACGAGTGCGCGGCCTGCCTGCAGCCGATCCACGACCACCACAAGCGCGCCATCGTCGCCCAGGGCGAGTGGCGTCCCACGAATTTCCGCACCGCCATCGGCGATGATGGCATCGAGAAACTTGTCCCCGCCTGGTATCCGCGCCGGATGTCCGCCCACTATTCCGACCTCTATTCCCAGAACGAAAACGTCTCCTTCGGCCGCCTTGCCCTGAAATTTATCGCCGCGCTGAAAGACCCCATGAAAATGCGGGACTTCCTGCAAAACAACCTCGGCCAGCCCGATTCCGAAAGCGTCTCCGACGTCACCGAGGACAAGATCCTCGCCCTTCGCGGAGCCTACCGCCGCCAACGCCCCGACCAACTGGAAGCCGACGGCCAAGCCATCGACATGGGCACACCCATTCCCGTCCGCCCGCTCTTCTGCGCCCTCCTTTCCGATACGCAGGACGACAACTCGAAATACACCCTCCAAGCCTTCTCCCGCACCGGCGATCAATACATCATCGACTGGGGCTCCTGCATGGAGCTCGCCGATCTCGACGACGTCATGCTCCGCACCGTCCGCTGGACGGAAAGGCAGCCCGACGGCACCATCGAATCCGGCGAAATGCCCGTTTCCGTCTGCATGATCGACGAAGGCGGCCACCGCACTTACGAAGTCCGCGAGCACGCATACGCCCGTTTCCCCTCCGTTTTCACCTCGAAAGGCTCCAGCTCCTCCGGCTCCATCATCGCCCTCCGCGATCATCGCATCCGCAAGGCCGACGAACTCGCCCCCACCATGCCCGTCGTGGTTTATGACGACAACACCTTCAAGCGCGATCTCTACATCCGCCGCATCGCCCGCTTCGATCCGGAGAAATTCGCAGCCTACGGCCAAGCCCGCACCTGGCTCCCGGTCAACCTTGAGACCGAGTTCACCCGCGAACTCATGAAAGAGCGCCTCGAACGCGATCGCGACGGACGCCTCCGCTGGAACACCCCCAAGGGAAACGACTGGGGCGACACCGTCAAAATGGGCCTCATCATCAACACCTACCTTTCCCCCGAACTACTCCGCGCCGAAGCGGCAGAGGCGATGAATGCCGGGTGACTTTGACACCCCCGCCCTCCCGTGGCCGTCAATGCTCTCGTCGTCAAAAGTCTCACCCTCACCTACACGCGCACGCAGTTGGAAACCGCCCGCGCCACGGCGGCGGCGGACATCCTTTCCGGCGTGCAGGTGACGCAAGTCAATTTCGAAGGCGGCGGAGCCTCCGGACGCCCCATTTCCGGCGATCCCGCCTACGTCCTGGAGCACATCCAGTCCGCCCTGGACACACTCGACGATCCGGATCTCCCCAATCGTCCTTCATCCGCCTTTATGGATCTTTCCCGCCGCACTTTCGGCACCTAAATCATGTCCCGCACCCGCCGTTCCCGCCGTTCCCGCGCCGCCGCCTTCGATGTTTCCGGCATCGCTGCGCCGTCGGCTGCCATCATCCCGCAAAGCGCCGGTTACGCCCCCAGCGGCCAGGGATACGATGCCGTTTCCGCCTCCACCATGCGCGGATATGTTTACTGGCCGCAGATGGACACGCGGAAAGAAGTCACCGCCCACACCCACATCGAGATCTGCCGCCGGGCCCGCGCTTTGTGTGAAAACGTCGGCCTCGCCGGGCACCTCATCGAGTGCATGGCGGATCTGATCGGCTACCTCATGCCGATGGGCGCCACGCTCGACAAGGAATGGAACGAGCTGGCAAACGCCAACTTCCTCTCGAAGCAAACCGTCCCCGAAGTCTTCGACGCCTCGGGGAAATTCAACTTCTTCGAATACCAGCTCAAGCTCGACGAATCCGCCTTCCGCGATGGCGACGTCCTCCCCGTCCTGACCGAAACCTCCTCCGGCTCCGCCCGCATCGCCACTTACGAGTCACACCAGATCGCCAACCCCTACGGCGTCCCGCAGAGCGTCGATGGCTGGATGCACGGCGTAAAGCTGAACCGTTTCAACCGCCACATGCGGTATTCGATCACCGATCCCGCCGACAAAACCGCCATCCGCACCATCTCCGCCGGTGACTGCATCTACTACGGCCACTTCAAAAAAATCGGGCACGTCCGCCCCGTTTCCATCCTCCGCGCCGCCATCAATCACCTTCAGGACATCGGCGAGATCGTCCGCGATGTGAAATACGGCATCAAGGTCCACAACCAAATCCCCCTCACCCTCGAAAGCCAGCTTGGCACGAATTTCCAATCCAACGCCACCCAGTCCATCGTCGGAAATGTCCGTTCCCGCTCCGTTCCTGGCAGCACCGATACCAGCACCACCGCGCAAAAAATCGATTACGAAGAAGTGATGTCCGGCGGAAACATCCCACGCCTCCAGCCCGGCCAATCCCTAAAAGCCCTGGTCTCCGCCACCCCGCACCCAAACCAGCTCGCCCTTCTCGATTGGATGGTCCGCGACATTTCATGGGGCTGCGGCTTACCTCCGGAAATCGTCTGGAACATGGACAAGCTCCGCGGAGCAAACAACCGCCTCCTCAACTCCAAGCTCCAGCGCTGGATCGGAGCCCGCCTCCTCCGCAAAAAAAACTTTGTCCGCCGCTTTTGGGTCTATCACGTCGCCAAGGAAATGAAAGCCGGCCGCCTCCGCGAGTGCCGCGATCCGGAGTGGTGGAAAGTCGCCATGCTCCCGCAGGAATCCATGACCGCCGACAAAGGCCGCGAAGGAAAACTCAACATCGATCTCGTCGCCAACCGCCTGATGAGTCTTCAGGACTTCTTCGCCCTCTCCGGCAAAGACTGGCTCACCGAGATCCGCCAGATGGCCGCCGAAAACGACCAGCTCCGCGACCTGGGCCTCGCCGTCGCCGACATCGCCCGCGCCACCGCAAAATTCCCCGCCGAGCAACTCGACGAACCCGATGAAGACGATCCCGCCACCGCGGACATCGAGGACGAGGAAGAGGAAGAGGAATGATCCTCTTCCCTGAAACCTGAACACTCAACCCCAGCAAACTTTCCCGATGAAACAGCTCCCCCGCATCGCCGCCCGCCTCTACTGCGAGCCATGGAACATCCTCCCCACCAACCACGCCGAGATCGGCAGGCAGTTCCGCGCCCATCTTGAGGCCGGAGGCGCGCTCCCCGCCGCCTTCGCCGCCCGCACGGAGTTGGAAAACGCCGCCGACGATCTCACCGGCCCCGCCTGGCGCGATGAGGAAGGCCGCGTCGGAGCATTTCACACGCAAGTCACCGTGGAAGGCACCACCGCCATCCTCCCCATCCGTGGCGTCCTCGGGAAACACCTCTCCACCCTGGAGATGTATTGCGGCGGCTCGGACTACGCCATCATTTCCCAGCAGGCCGCCAACATCGCCGCCGATCCGCGCATCGATCGCGTCATCATGCTCATCGACAGCCCCGGCGGCAACTGCGTCGGCAACCTCGAATGCGCCCGCTCCCTCCTCGCCATGGCCGGCGTGAAAGACACCGTCGCCTACACCGACACCATGGCCTGCTCCGCCGCCTACTTCCTCGCATCCGCCGCCGGAGCCTTCATCGCCGCCCCCTCCGCCTTGGTCGGCAGCATCTCCACCTACTGCGCTTACCTGGACGAGTCCCGGGCCTACGAAATGGAAGGCGTCGAAGTGAAAATGTTCCGCTCCGGCGAAGTGAAAGGAGCAGGCTACCCCGGCAAGCCATGGACGGAGGCCGAGATGGTCTCCATGCAAGCCGTCACCGATTCCCTCGCCGTCCAGTTCAAAGGCTTTGTCCGCGAGCGCCGCGGCCTCCCCGATTCCGCCATGCAAGGCCAATACTGGCCAGCCGACTCCGCCCCCGAAGGCGTCATCGATGATATGGCTGACTCCCTCGCCGAACTCCTCCAGCGCCTCGGCTGATCCCATGGCCGATCCTTCCAGATCCCGCCGCTTCCACGCTCCCAAGCGCGTGATGTTTCCGCTCCCCGTCAGCCTGTCCCTCTGCTGCGCCGCGCCCCTCGTTCCTTCCTCCCCCGGCATACGCTGCACCAAGTGCCGCGCCGCCACGGAGGCCGTCCACGTCCGCCACCTGGGCAGTTGCTACGGCGCAAAACTCGGAGATAAAAAAGCGATCGGCATCACCGCCACCTGCGCCGTGGAAGCCATCCGCGAGATGGCAGTTTGACATGCAACGCATTGCATGACCAAACAACATCCCGCAAAGCAGTTACCAGTAATGCTATTGACCCGCCCCGAGGCAGCTCAGATCATGGGCGTAAGCATGCGAAAAACAGACAGTTTGATCGCGGAAGGAAAACTGCCGGTGGTCAGGATCGGAGCGTCTGTTAGGATTTCCCAAAAGTCCTTGGCTGAGTTCATTGAATCGATGGAAACCACTTCTCCATACAAAAACAAGTGAACGATTCATGCTCAAATTGCAAATGGTGGGATGCGCTTGACGAGACGGATGGTTTTTGCGTTCGCTACGCTCCGCGCCCGTTTCTCGTAGAGAAAAAAGAAGACTGGACAACAAGGGAAGTGATATGGCCTCCCACTTCCGCCGGTAGATTTTGCGGAGAGCATCAGCCGAAGAATCGAGCCCAATTTGACACGCCCCGCAGGGCATGTCAGTGAACGATAACCCGCCCGCCCCGGTAGAGGCGCAGGAAACCGCTCCGGCTCCGGCCGTTGCAGCGATCCCCGCCCCCGCCGAAACACCCGCCGCCGAGAGCGCCGCTCCGCGCAAGCCCGGATTCTTCGCCCGCCTCGCCGGTGCCGATGAAGCCGTCGCTGCCGCAAACAGCGCACTCGCAGCAGAGAAGGCTGCCCACAACGCCACCCGCACCGAGCTCGCCAACGCGCAAGCCCTCGTCGCGGAATACCAGGCGCTTGAGGCTCGGTTGGAAGCCGCAGAGACAGCCAGCATCGCCGCCGTAGCGGCAGCGGCAAAGGCCACCGCCGAAATCCCCCGGCAGGTCGCGACACAAGTCGCCGCCACCGTGGAAGCCCTCGGCGTCACCGAGGACAAGCTCCCCGCCGCCTCCGAGGATCCACCCGCCAAAGGCGAGGAGTTCTCCCACCTGAAAGGCCGCGCCCGCGCCGCTGCCGCCTTCTCCGCCCAATTCGCGCGCTAACCGTTTCAAATAACACCCCCACCCCCCAAACACCACCATGTCACTCACCCTTCTTGATCTCGCAGCCCGCACCGGCAGCGACGCCATCGTCGGACTTATCGAAGATGTCACGACCTCCGCACCCGAGTTCCGCAGCGTCCTCGCCCGCCCGATGCCAGGCACCAGCTACAAGCTGACCCGCCGCACCGCCCTGCCAACGCCCGCTTTCCGCGACGCAAACCCCGGCTCGCTCGCCAGCTCCTCCAGCACCTACGTGCAGGATCTGAAACAGATGTATTTCCTCGATTGCCCGCTTGAGGTGGACGAGATGATCATCAAGGGCGACTCCCGCGACATCGGCGATCTCCTCAGCGATGAGGCATCCGGCGCTCTTGAGGCAGCGTTCAACGTCCTCGGCAGCCAGTTTTACTACGGCACCGCCGCCGATGCGAAAGGCTTTGCCGGTCTGCAATCGCAGCTCTCCATCGATAGCGTCTTCGCCGGTGGCACTACCTCCACCACTTCCGCCTACCTCGTGGACATCTCCCTTCAGGGCGTCCATTTCGTGGTCGGAAACGACGGCGCGATCGAGCTTCCCGATTGGATGAAACAGAAGGTCTCGACAGGCAACATGGCCTTCGTCTCGAACCTCTCCAGCTTCATCGGCCTCAACGTCGGCCACACGGATGCCGTTTACCGCGTCCGCGGCGTCAACGCCGGAGCCAACAAACTCACCGATGCCAAAGGCGCCGAGCTTCTCAGCAAGGTCCCCGGCCGCATCGCAGCCAAAGGCACCCTCCGCTGGTTCCTCAACCGCACCGCCGCCTATTCCCTCCAGCTCTCCCGCAGCGCCGTCGGCCAAGTGGATGCCGGAGCATCGGGTCTCCCTGCTTTCGCCCCGTTCCCCACGGAGCTCGGCGGCGTGCCAATCATCGTCACCGACTCGCTCCTCGACACCGAGACCACCACCAACAGCTAACCCCCCGCGGCGCGGGCACCACCGCCCGCGCCGCACCCAAACTCCCACCCCACCCCCACGACCATGCCTGATCCAGTTTCCGAACGCCGCCTCCAGGACGCACAAATTAACAAAAGCGTCGCCCTTCCAAGTGGAGCCACCACCGCGAACACGACCTCCGTCGATCTCGGTAAAACCCTCCCCTTCCCGATCACGGAAAGCTTCCACGCGCGGCTTTCCACCACCACCGCCGCCGGTGCGAACAACCGGAACATCACTGTCCGCTTCCAGGACTCGGCTGACAACATCACCTTCGCAAACATCGCGAAGCTCGGTGCCCTCACCGTGACCGATGCGAACGGAGCCGGATACCCGGTTGGCACGTTCACCGTCCAGCTCCCGCCCGACACCCGCCGCTACGTTCGCGGACAGGCCACGGGCGAAGCCAATGGCGGCAACTCCGCCAACGGCAGCCTCACCGTATCCTTCCTCTTCTGAGGATAGGGAACGTCTCTCCCCCACATCTTCCGCAAATCCCCTCCCCCCCCGTGTGCTATGCGCTAAGGGCTCGGTTTGCCACCACCTCCACTCCCGGCAAGCCGAGCCCTTTTTCTTTTCCCAAAAAATCAGAAATCTAAAATCAACAATTATCAATCAGAAATCCCCATGACCCCAAATCCTGACATCAAACTCGTCGTCGGCCTCCCCGTTTACGGAGGTTATCACCCGCACTTCGTCCCCGGCCTGATGGATCTCGTGCGCCGCCCTCCCTGCCACTTGAAATTCGCCTTCCAGGTCGGAGACTCCCTGGTTTCCCGCGCGCGGAACCGCCTGGCAGCGAAATTCCTCGCCGATCCGGAAGCCACGCACCTGCTTTTCCTCGATACCGATCTGATCTTTTCCGTTGATCACATCGCCCGCCTTCTCACCCACGACAAGCCCTTCCTCATCGGCCTCTACCCGAAGAAGCAGGAAGAGCTCGCATGGGTCTGCAATACTCTCAAGGAATACGGCGGACGCGATCCAGAAACCGGACTCCAGCGCATCCTCTACGGCGGCACCGGCTGCATGCTCATCGCCCGCGAAGTCTTCACCGCCATCATGGAGAAAAACCCCGATCTCCGCTACGATCCCGACGACGGCGAGGAGGAAATACCCCTTTACGACTTCTTCAAAGTCGGCGTCCACGAATCCCCCGAAACCGGCCGCCGCCGCTACCTCTCCGAAGACTGGTTTTTCTGCCAACTGGCCGCCGATGCCGGATACGAGCTCTATGCCGACACCCACGTCGTCCTCAAGCATTGCGGCGATGCCATATTTCCAATCCAGAAAATCGAAGCCGATCAGGAGGTGGAGGCGTGATCGGAGTCACCATCGGGACCGGCGACTGGAAATCCCAGGCGCGCAGGGCCGCCCACCGCATGGAGCGCATGACCGGCCTCCGCTGCTACGTCATCGAGGAGGACGCCTACGGTTGCGACCATCCCTCATGGCTCAAATGCCACATCCACCGCCTCTTTCCGGAGCAGGATTCCTTCCTCGTCTTTGATGCGGACATCCTTGCTCTCCGCCCCTGGGAGCCGTGCGCGCTCTTTGAGATGAGCGGGCGCGCTTTCATGGGAGTCCCGGAGCCGAACTCCTCGGCCGTCCGCGCGCAGTGCGAGGAATGGGAAATCGGCTTCCCCGACGTTTACCTCAACGGCGGACTCCTCATCTTTGGCCGCGAGCACGCACCGGTATGGGATCGCACATGGAGCCGCCACCCCGAAGGCGGCGCATGGATGGAGCAAACCGCCCTCAACCGTGCCCTCATCGATGAGGCCGTCGAAGTCTGCCGCCTCCCCCGCCGCTTCAACCTCCTGGCCCAGAACGGCCGCATCAACTCCATTTACTCCCGCGCCACCCTGCGCGATGCCGTGAACGTCCACACATGCGCCATGGCCTCCGCCGATTACTGCCGGAATATCCACGAAAAAATCCTCGATCACCACCTCTCCGGCAAAGCCGGCCGGAACCGATCCGACCTCCTGCACGAACTCCCGAAAAACAGCGTCGGCGCAGAGATCGGCGTCTTTTGCGGGGACTACTCCCGCGAGATCCTCGCCACCGTGCAGCCGCAAACCCTCCACCTCGTGGATCTTTTCGAAGGCCACGTCACCTCCGGCGACAAAGACGGCCGGCACATGCGCACCGTGGACATGGCCGCCATCCGCCCCGAGCTTCAAGCCCTCGGCAAAAACGTCCACACCCACGCCGCCGATAGCGTAAAGTGGCTACAGGCGCAGCCCTTCGCCTCCCTCGATTGGGTTTACCTCGACACCACCCACGAATACGAGCGCACCCTCGCCGAGCTCCGCGCCGCCCGCCTAGCCGTAGTGCCCGGCGGCCTCATCTGCGGCCACGATTTCTCCCGCGCCTTCCCCGGAGTCATCCGCGCCGTGGCGGAGTTCGCCGACGAAACCGGATGCCCCCTCGAAATCTACGACGGCGACCTCCTGCCCAGCTTCGCCTTTCGGAATGAGTAGATCTCCCCTCCCCCACTCTGCCCCTCCCCCGCTCCTCTTTTCGACACTTCCACCGCATCATGGGCATGTCCTTCTCCCAGCTTGGCCGCTTCCTCACAAAAGCGGACGCCACCCTCACCGAACTCTTCCCCGGCACGCTGGTCATCGCGGGCGTCAGCTACGCCGTGGCGGCCGTGGGAGCCGGTTCCGCCATGATGGAGTTTGCCAGCGACTACGGCGGCGGCCAGTCACCGCAAGGCAGCCGCTTTTTCCGCCTTTCGAAAGCCCTGCTCCCCACCCGTCCCGAGACCGGCACCCGGGTCACATGGTTGGGCGCAGGCTCAGAAACCGCCCTTACTATCATGGAGTGCCCGGATCGCCCCCACGAGCAATCCTGGATGCTCCGCTGCGAACCCACGAACCGATGATCACCGCCAACGAAGTCGAAGGCACCGTCCAGGTGATGGCATCGATCCGGCGTTTTGCGGAAATCACCGGCGCATCGCTTTCCGAGGAGATCATCCGCACCGCGCGGCTCGTCGCCGTTTCGGTGGCTTACTCCACGCAGCCCTACGGGAAAACCCCTGCCGTAAAACTCCAGGCGGAAAAGGGCGTCAAGCGGGACATCCGCCGCGTTTTCGCCACACCGTCCTCGCTTTTCAATGTGATCGAGGAAAAATACGGCGAGGGCGTAGCCAAGGAATTTTGGCGCGCCCACAAAGCCAACGACGAAGCGAAAATGCGCGCCGTCATGGATCGCGAATCCATGGGCATGACCATCATCCGCAGCCCTGAGAAATCCATCCACCAGAAACGCCGCGGCGCGCGAGGCCGTGTCAGCGGCAAACGCGCCTTCCACCTCGTCACCGACACCCAGTCCCTGGACAGATACATCGCCGAGCGGCAGCGCAAGGTTGGCTTTGCGAAAAGCGGATGGGCCGCCGCCGCCGATGCATGCGGCGGACACCGTGGCATCCCCGCATGGGCATCCTCCCGCCACAAAGGCCGCGCCCCCGGCGGCGCGATCATCAACCGCGACTCCATCCACCCCAAGGTGGTTCTTTTCAATCACGTCGAATACATCACCGAAGTCTGCCCGCCGGACGAGATCAGCGATGCCGTCCGCATCGCCTACATGCGCCTCATCAAGCGAGTTCAGATCCTCATCAAAAAAGGCTACGCCGCCGCCCGCCTCAAGTCTGAATAAATCCTTCCCTCTCCCCCTCCCTCCCTCACCCCCTCCTCTCCCCCATGGAACTCACCCTCGAAGACCAGCTCGTCACCGACCTCGTCGATTTCTGGACATCCCACCCGCCCGCATCATTCAACGGCGTTCCCGTCATCCACTTCCGCCGCACCGAGGATCGACCGCTGCCGTGCCTCATCATCGGCCACGAAGGATTCGAACGGGAAAAAGCGAAAGGCATGGAAGGCACAGGCCGCGTAAATTTCCGCATCGCCGTCATGTCCGACATGGACGTCACCGATCCCGACGACCACCGCGCCCTCGCCCGTGCGGCGGACGATGCCATCACCGCCTTCTCGCTCGCTCCCGGCTATCTCGCCCTCACCTACCTCCACGCCTTCCTCCGCGAGTCCCCAGGAGACGCCATCGAGGATCGCCGCCAGATCACCGTGCTCCGCTGGATCTGCGTCGCCACGCAAATGCGCCCCGCTTGATCCGGCTCCCCCTCCTGTTTGACAAGCCCCGCTTGTCATGTCAGCCAACCTGATCGGAACCGTCGCACCATGGGGCATTGCAGCCGCCGAAACCTCCATCGGCATCATCATCGAGGGAATCGATGAAACGACACGCAACGAGAAAAACTACATCAAAAACATCGTCGGCGAACGCACAGGCCGCTCGGATTTTGATGAATCCATCGAGGTGAAACTCTCCGGGAAGATCACCAGCACCGCCCCTTTCACCACCAAGCTCGGCGCGAACATCACCCTGGCGAACACCATCGTCTCGAACTCCCTCTTCAACAACAACACCGGCCGCACCGTCGTCAACGAAGTGAAGCGCAGCGCATCCAACGAAGACTGGCGCGGCATCGAGGTGGACATCGAGATCCTGCCCTTCTTCTGATTTCTGCCAGCCACCCCGAACCGGCGCAGGCGGGGGTTTTCATATGTTTTACCCCGCCCGCGCCACATTTTCCGACCATATCCCCCACCATGGATTTCCTCCACGGCAGCCTTCACCAGACCTCGAACACGGATCTCGCCGCCACCCTCGGCACGCTTGGCATCCCGCGCGATCCGCAGTCCGTCAAAGTGTTCCAGGGCACCACGGAAGCCGTCGCCTTTTACTTCGGGGAAAACTCCCCCTGCCGCTCCTACCCCGTCGCCGCGATGATCCGCGCATGGGATGATCCGGACTTCGCCCGCACACATCCGCGCCACGCGCTCACCTACATGCGCTGCGCCCTGCGCTCCCGACTCCGGCTGCTGGATTTCTCCCACGGAAACGGTCGCATCGCCATAAAAAAGCGCGAGGGCGGCCAGCTCGAAGTCATCCAGTGGGTCTCCCAAGTCCGCCGAGATCCCGCGCCGCGCACTATGGACGCCGCGACCACCCCGAACCTCCAGACCGAGGATCTGGAGCTTGCCTGCTGCCTCCTTTCCTGCGGCATCCCTTTCTGGAGCGGCAGGCCATACGATCGGGACGGCAAGCGCCTCACCTTCTACTTCATGCCCTCCAGCGAGTGCGGCCAGTTCCACACCACCTCCCTCATGCTCGCCTGGCAGGACCGCCAATGGCACGAGCGGAACCCGGAGCATCCCTTCGCCTACCTCTCCTGCGTCATGGAAAACCGCCGCCGCCTCATGCGCGAGATCAAGGGCGCCGTCCCCATGGTCGTCTTCCAGAAAGCCGGCCTCCCCCACTTCCTCTCCCTCTCCGCAGACCAGAAAACCGAAACCCTTTTCCTAAAGGAACTGAACAAATTATGAAACAAACCGACAAACCAACCGCCGAAGCCACGCCAAACACCGCCATCATCGTCACCCCCACCGTGGAAGTCTCCCCCGCGCTCGCCGCCGGAGACACCGTGAAACACGCCAACGGAACGGAATACAAGATCCGCCACATCACCGAAGAAGGAGTGGCCCTCGAAGGCGTCGCCAACCTAGTCCACCCCTCCGCCCTCACCAAAGTCTGATCCATCCAAAATCCAAAATTCAACATCTAAAATTTTCCCATGAAATCCCGCATGTCCCTCCTCTCGGAAGCCTTCCGAGACACGCCGCTCACCTTCCTCGGCCAGCCGCTCCGCCCCGTCACCGCCGGGACGATCCTGCTCCTCATGGAAAGCGTCAACCCGCTTTTCAGCGAAGCCGATACCGAGCCTACGGAATCGGATTCGCTGCTTGCCCTCTTTGAGTTCATCCACATCCACACCGCCCCCGAAGAGGAGGTCATCGAGGACTGCGCCATCCTTGGCAGGCTGAAAAAGAAAGCCCGCATGCTCGCCATGCACGCCCCCCTGGATGAGCTGCAGGCATTCTCCGAAAGATTCGGCGCCCTGCGCACCCGCCTGGAGGCCGCCACCGCCGAGATCATCCCGGAGAAAAGCGAGGGAAAGCCGGAAGCGGCAACGACGCCGCCCCTCACTGGATCGCCAACATCGTCCACGCACTCGGCGGGGCCGGCGACCCTGCGCGCGAAAAATGGATCATCTGGGAACTACCCTTCGAGCGAGCCCTCCAATACCTCCACGCCGCCCACATCGCCAACGGAGCCCGAACCCGCTGGTCGGTTCCGCATCTGGGAACCCGATCCCACCGAGACCCTTCCGCCGGAGGAGGAGGAGAACGTGACCCCGCTGCCGTAGTCGCCGCCCTCCGGAGAGCCTGGATGGAAAACACCCCCCCTCCCCACATCTCTCCCTCTCCCGCTCCTCTTCCCGATCGCTCTTTCGACACTCCCGCCATCACATGAACGGCATCAACATCCCCATCGGCGGCGACATGGCTCCCTTCCTAGCCGCCGTGGCGGAGTTGAAAGTCGCCATGCAGGATCTCGCATCATCGATCCGCGGCAGCCTCGCCCCCGCCGCCAAGGCCACCACGGAAACCACCCGTGGCATGATGAACGCCGCGACCGGAGCCACCCGGGCGAAAACCTCTTTCAAGGGGCTTTTCGGCACCATGTCGGAGGTGGGCATGGGCATCGCCAACATCGCCGCCGGAGCCAAGGGAGTCCGCAGCGCCTTCCGCTTTGTTTCATCGCTTTCGTCTGGCTGGCGCAACGTCGCCAAGGCCGCCCTGGGAGCCGCCGCCGCCGTCGCGGGCATCATCCTCGCCGCCAAGGCCGCCGGTGCCGCCTTCCGCGTGCTCATGGGCACCGCGCGCGGCGTCTGGGGTAGCATCAAGGCAGGAGCCAGCTCCGCCGCCTCTGCTGTGAAAGGTGCGTTTTCCGGCATCGGCGGTGCCATCCCCGGCGGCGGGCTTCTCGCTCCTCTCCTCGGCATCGCCGGAGTGGCCGGCTCCATCATGCTTCTGAAATCCCAGCTCGCCGGGGGCTTCGACCTCGCGGGCGAGATCGAGCGCACCGGAGTCGCCCTCACCGCCCTCACCGGCTCCGCGCCTGAGGCCGCCCGAGTGATGGACGAAATGCGCAAGACATGGCTCCGCACCGGCACTGACATCGCGGAGCAATCCGGCACGATCCGCAAGTTCATCGCTCTCGGATTCTCCACCGATGACGCGATGAAGCTCCAGAAAAACATCCTCGATGTCGCCGGAGCCGTCGGCCTCACCAGCGCCGAGGCCGGGCAGCTCGGCAGCGCGCTCGCCCAGGTGCAGGCGAAGGGCATCGTCTCCATGGAGGAGCTCCGGCAGCAGATCGCGGAAAAAGGAATCCCGGTTTTCGATCTACTTGCGAAAAAGCTCGGCGTCACCCAGGCGGAGCTCATGAAGCTGGTGGGTGATGGCAAAGTGCCATCCGAAGCCCTTCTTTCCATTTTCCTGAACATGGAAGGCGCCCTCGGGAAATTCTCCGGCGGAGCCGAGCGCATGGGCATGACCTTCACCGGCCTCGTCGCCCGCATGCGCGGCGCATGGGAACTCCTGCGCGCCGAGTTCATCGCCCCCATCGCGGACTCGCTCAAGCCCATCCTCGACGCGGGCATCGCCAAGCTGGAGACTTTCAAGGAAGCATTCCGTGAAGCCGGTAAAACCATCGGAGACACCGTCCTCGCCACCTTCGCTCTCATCCAGGGCGGAAAGGTCGGCGAAGTGTTTGCAAAGGGTCTGGACCTCGCCATCGCCGGAGCCATGGATCTCCTCATGCGCAGCCTGCAATCCGCCGTTTCCTTTCTCGCATTCGCTCTCCCTCCGATTTTCGACAACCTCTTCAGCCGCCTCTCCGATCCGCTTTTCCTGAAAGGGCTCGTCAACCTCTTCTCCGGCATCGGCAGCACCCTCGCCTTCCAGATCCGCTCCGCATTCCCCGGCGGCGCGCACACCATGACCCCCTTCGACGAAGCGCAAGGCCCCGGCCGCATCGAGGGAGGCATGGAACAAATGGCCGCCGGAATGGCACGCAGCGAGAAAACGCTTGGCGAGGTTCTCAGCGGCGCGCTCGGCAGCGGCATCGCTGCCGCCAAGGAAGGATTCGGGGAAACAGGCCAGTCAGTGAAAGACGCCGCCGCCGAATACAAGGCGCTCATGGAAACCGTCCGCAAGGAAACCGAAGCCCTCCGAGCCAAGTTCGCCCCTCCCGCCGAAGGAAAAAAAGAAAACGCATTTTCCCCCACCACCGGCCTCGGCGAAGCCGTCAAGACCGCCGTCGGCCAGGCGATGACCCTTACCACCTCCCTCGGCCGTGTGGGCGGCGGGGGATTCGGGCGCACCTTCCTCCCCATGGTTTCCGAGACGAAGAAATCCAACCAGCTTCTCGGCGTCATCGCCCGCAACACCGCCAACTTCGCCGCCACCCCCGCCATCGTCTAACCCTCTTCCTCTTCGTTTAGAATTTAAAATTTAGAGCTTAAAGCTTTCCTCCCCATGCCAACAGTCAGGAAAACCAACGTCCTCCTCACCCGCGACTTCACATGGAAGTTCAAGGGCAAGGCCAGCGATGACAACGCCACCTCCGTCCTCCGATACAAGGACGACTTCGCCGACTGGCAAACGCGCTGCCCGCTTTACGGCGACCCGCACCCCGATCTTCCCGACTTCAAGCTCACCGAGATCGAGGCGGACCGCGAGCCCGGCGACCAGATCGCCGTCACCCTCACCTATGAGGCGAACACCTTCGCAGTGGAGCTCCCCGGCAAACCCGGCGCGGAAGAGGCCACGGCGCGCTATTCGGCATCCATCACCGGCCGCGAGGAGCACATCCTCACAAACCCTTTCGCCTCAGAACTCTCCGATACCGAGCTCAAGGCGCTTCTCAACATTTCCAACGGGTCCGAAAACAAGGACGACGGCTCTGCTTGGGATACCGATGTCACCTCTGAGAACGGCATCGCGCTCCTTTCAAAAATCCGCAAGGGCAACGTCGCGTGCAAATCCAACTCCGTCATCTACACCGAGCGGAAACTGGTCAATTCCCTCTCTGAAATCAATTATTCCGCCGTCAACAAGCGGCAGTCCCCCCCCGGCCCCGCCACCGGCGGAGCAGCAAACTGGCTCTACATCGGAGCCAATGCAGACCCCTCGGAAGACGGCGAGACATGGACGCTTGAGCGCCAGTGGGAGTTCAGCCCCACAGGATGGGACCCGGATCTCTACCCCGCCGTATCATGAAGCCACTCCCCCGCGCCAAGATCGGAAAGCCCGGCACCGTCTCCCCGGATGCCTGGAACCGCGTCATCGACGAGCTGGAGGCCATGAAAAAGCGCGTTGCCGCGCTCACCCCGCACGCCTCCCCGGACATCACCCACAAGCATTCCCAGAACGGCTTCACCTCCCACCTCACACGCCGCCGCAGCGGCGGCGGGGGAAATCCGATCAGGCCTCTGGTCATCTTGGGAAGTCGCCCCGCATACATTGAGGCACCCGCTTCCCCCGTCACCCCGCCCGCAAAACGATATTTCATAGAGTGGGGAACAATTAACGAGATTGTCGCAACGAACTGGGACGCCCATTTCGACCTCAGCGCCACCAGGTATTTCTTCGCGGAAATCACCTTTGTCGCCTCGGATCAGCTCAAAGTGGCTTCATGGCAGATACTCACCGGAGCAGCTTCCAACACCCACGTCACACCCGACTGGGACGTAGGTGATCCGCGCCCGGCAAAGATGGTGATTCTGCTTGGGGTCGTCTCTGTGATCGGCAGCACTCACACCATTTCCCAGTCTGGCGCAGGATCTATTTCGGTGGGTGAGCAGATCACCACGATCAACCAGGGCGGGGCGGGCGAAACATTGATCGGCAAGCAGCTTGTTTATCAGCGTCAAAACCACGAATGAACTTTTCTGAGTCACAGTTGAGACCGCCCCAGACCGGATTTCTCTCTGCAAAGTCCGTCGCTTACCGGGTCCCGCACACTCCCTTTTGGAACGATCCCGCGACAAACGCGGAAAGCAAAACGCGGGCCTTCTATGGAGATGATTTCTTTCTCCAAAACAAGAGCACAATCGAATACGAGGAAGATCTCCCCGATAACCCTGGAGAAGGCCGTTTTGTCTCGAACGATCCGATCTGCGGTTTTGCCGCTTACAGCCTTTCCACAGCGGTCGGTTATGGACTCAGCGAAGATGACTCGGGGACGAGGGAACTGGTTTATGTTTTTGATGAGACGGAAAACGAGGTGCGCATCGAAACCATCGCCGTGGACGGGCATCCCACCGGAGGGTTCAATACGCGCACGGCTACCACCTCGGTCAGCGGAAACCAATACGAAGATGATCCCGAAAAAGTCGCCTACGCCACCGTTACCCTGTCGGGTGCAGTAAACAAGACGACGCTGGGAGATTACCTGGATGAGTGGCGGAGCAAGCCTGAAGAGTTCCGCTTTTTAACGGGGAACACTGCAGGCGCGACGAAAAGCGAGAGCGACGGGTATCTGGCCGAGGTCGGCGGCGGAGATCTTCGGGCGCGGCCATACACCTTCAACGCCTTCTCCGCATCCGGTATGACCGGGGACATTGCTGCGCTGTGGAACGGAAATTTTACGGCGGAAGTTTCCCGTGTCACCCGGAAAAACGCCCCTGTGATATATCGGGAGCAATCAGAAGGTCATACCTACGAGGTCACTTTTTTAAGTATTGGAAGTAACATTTACAGGAATGGCTATTCGGAGGAAAGCGTTTCCGATCCGATTACTTCATACCGGGATGATTACGGGATTTTCGAAGATGGGGAGGGACTGGAAAACTCTCCGCTTTTTTCTACCTCAGCATATACAATCGGCGATTTGGTAGGTGGCACTGGAGACGGAAATGAAAATTCTGTTTTTTTCATTTCTAGGGACGGCAAGCAATACCGACTGACTTTTCCGACAGAGGTCTTGATTACGGACGCCAATACGCTCAAGTCTCCAGAGATAACCATAGAAGCCTCGGGAGGTCTTGAGAAGATTGAGCAGAAAGTGGAAGGGGATTGGGTTGTACTGGCTGACGTTGAAAATGGCGATAACCCACAAAACCTAATAGGATACAGTGTTCGCGATACAAATACACGGCTCTTTGCGGTGATCCGCCGCAGGCGGGGGTCACGTTACGGCTTCCTTCCCCTGGACTACATCGGGTCCACGCGCTATCGGGTAAAAAGTTACAAAATACATCTAACTCCTGAAACTGTCATTTTAGATGACGGGGCGTGTGGTGACGATGTAAGCGGCAGCTACGATGCGGAATGGTATCAGGAGCATGATGCCGTCACAGGCCTCCTGAAACCGCGAGTGGTTACGGAATGGGCGGCGGTGATCAATGGCGAGGACTGGACGCCGGAAGATGCTCCCTCTAATGTCTTTTTTTCCGGCAGCACTCTAGTAACCAGCACGGCAACGCTCCAACGCTGGGAAGGCGAACCAATAACAAGCGGGCGGTTCATCGTCGCATTCGACTACCCAATTCCCGACGGGAAAATCATATCGACCTCCACGTTTTCCGCTGCCGTGTCATTTACCGGCGGGATCAACGTCAGCGAAGAAGTGGCATTGTTGCCACCTGCATCCGGTCGATCGGTGTTTTTCGAGGGATTCCGTTTGCGCGAGTGAATTTGACTTCCCCCCCAGCGCATGATCCTGTCATCTGCGCAAGGCCGCTATGCCCTCTCGGCCGTAGGCACGGCCACATCAACGGGAGTTTCCGGCAGCCCTACCATCGGCTTCGCACCCGTGCCCATCACCTATCCGGACGCTTCGGTCGCCTACGTCGCCCGCTGCATCCTTGCCGCCGCGACGGATGAGGCGATCATCGTCCTTTCCACCGGCGTGACCTCCGCCTCCGATGTGTGGGTTGCAGGAGTTGCCCAGGTGGAGACCGCCACCATCGTCGCCGCGGCCGGCTGCACATCCAACGGCACCATGACCCTCGTCGTCACCTCCGCAGGGATGGCCGGCTCGCCGAAAAACGTCGCCGTCCCCCTCACCACCGCCGCGCACACCACCGCCGCCCTCATCGCCGCCGCCGCCCGCACCGCCCTGGCTGCGGATACCGCCGTGGCCTCCCGCTTCACCGTCGGCGGATCGGGAGCGGCCATCACGCTCACCCGCCTTCCGTCCTCCACTTTCACCATCCCCACCGGCACGCTGCCAATCTACCCGGCCAACGATGGCACGCTGAACCTCGCCATCCCCTCCGGCCTCGGCGTCACCGCCGCCGCCACCTCCACCAACACCACCGCAGGCGTCGCCAGCGACGGAGCCTACTGGATCGATGGGGACGGCAAGGACTTCGAGGGCATCACACTCCCCACCATGACCGGGCTTTTCGGACTCCTCATCAAATCGAACTCCGGCGCATTCAACCTCACCACCACCGGCTCCGAGTATGGCGACGAGATGCTGGACGGCCAGACCGTCATCCGCCTTTCCGACGGCACCACAGCCTTACCCGTCACCACCGCCACCTTCGCCGCCGTCTCCACCTCCGACCTCACCCTGACCGTTCTGGGTTACTGATCACCATGGCACGCCCTGCACACATAACCCTGCCTGACATCGTCCGCGGCGATACCTGGGACGGCATAACGGTCGGCCTCAGCACGGATGGAACCCTGCTCGACGATCCGCTTGCAAGTGTCAGGATGTCATTCAGCGCCGCTGGAACAGACGTCGACGCGCTCATGCTGACCAGTGCCGCCGGGCAGATCGTGATCACCTCCGCGGCGGAATGGCGTTTCACCGTCAACGCGATCACGCCCTTCCCGCTGCCCGTCGGCACCTTTTACTGGAACATCGAGACAACCGATTCCGGCAGCTCAATCAAAACCTATTTGGCCGGAACGATTCTAGTGATCAACGACTAATGGATCAACTCGAAGAGATCATCCACGCGGACGTCTTTGTCGAAAGCGAAACCGTCCATGTCGAATTTCAGACGGGCGCGCGCGGGCCACAAGGCCCAGCAGGCGCGACTGGACCAGCCGGAGCAACCGGCGCGACCGGGGCCACCGGGGCAACCGGAGCGACGGGGGCAGTTGGACCAGTCGGGCCACAAGGACCAAACGCCGTCACCGATAGCACCACCACCGATCTTGCCGGTTTCCTCGTCGGCAAGGCTGGCAGCGTCGATGCCGTCAACCCGTGGATCATCCTGGTAGGTGAGGCCACCACGAACGGCGTCGATGTCGCCATCACGGGCGGCACTTACCTGATCTACAACTACAACGGCGTGACGATCTACCGCTTCATTTCGACAGCGGAAGACGCGAACGGCTACCCCGTTGAGGACTCGTTCTACGCCACCCTTAGCGGCGGCGCACTGAGCGGGAAAATCTGCCAACGGAACACCTAGCACATGGCATTCGCACTCGGCACAACGGCAGGCGCAGGCACGATCTCGATTGTGGCTGGCGGCACGGTAGTGACGGGAGTCGGCACCAACTTCCAAGCCGCGAACGTCGGCGCCATCCTCGTTGTCGGAGCACAGTGGGGCGTGATCGCCACGCGAACCAGCACCACCAGCGTGACTCTCGACCGGGCGTTCGCCACGGCTGTGACGGCCTCGGCCTACAACATATCGGCCAACATCCCAGTCATCACTCAGACAGGCACGGATACAAGCTTGGCGGGACTGACAGGCGTTCCAGGTGTCACGACCAGCCTGAACCTCTGGACGCTCACAAGCGCAACGCTGGTGATCAATGGCAGCCTTACTATCAACCGACTGACCAACCGTCTGCGGTTTCTAAATCCGGCCTCGGTTGTAACGGCCTCAACGACGATTGCGGCGATGACCGTAGGAGCGACAGGCACGTTCAACAACTCGGTAGCACAGAGCTTGAATGGCTACACCTATCGGTCGGGCAATTACTCGATCCTGTTCGACGTGACCATCCCAGCTATTGCCTCCCATTCAACAGGGATCTTGATCGGCACTATTTTGGGTTCAACAACAGTGCTTGAAGGAGACATTGAGTTTACGGCTACGTTAGCATCCGTGTTGCTGTTTGGCTTTCTCGGCACAACCACGCTTCAATTCGGGGCGTTGTTAAACTCAAGCGCCGTTGGCACCAACTATTTATTCTTTGTTCCGTTTTCGACAGGAAACCTAACGCTGAACAATTACACCAGCGTTGGGATTTCCCTTCGAGTGGCAGACAACCCCCTGACGATCAACAACTATGCGGCAACGGCTGGGCCGAACGCAATCAACATCAACACCGGAAGTCCGATCAACAACCCTCAATATGTTGGGTTGCAAGACTTGGGAAATGCCGCCCCCATCAGAACGGCAGCGACAAGCCTGAAGTATTTCCGGCTTGTGAACTTTTCATCCTCAGCCCTGCAACCCGCCGCTAGTTTGGCAAGCACGACTGGCTCGCAGGTGCTTTTCGTCAATCAGCTCATCCTTTCAGCTACTGGTTCTGCGGGAGCCATTCAAGATGTGAAATTTTGGGCGAGAGACAGTAACAATGGCTCTCGTTCATCCACCAACTACGGCGCAGGGCAAGCGTATGAAATCGCGACGACCGGAAACCTAACCTACACGGCGACGACAAATGCGAGCGGCATCGCCCCAACGCTGGACATCATCAGCGTCATTTACTGGCAGGATACAGCATCAACTTTCGTGCGGGACTACCGCGGCAATGACTCATCGACTTCGCAGAACCTCAACATCTACCAGTGCGCCTACAACTACGCGCTGTCCAATTCGTTGACCAATCTGTATCCCCTCTCTACATCCGGCATCTATGGCGGCGCATCCGCGCGTAGCCAGACCTTCGTGCTGCTGGCAGACACCTCGATCACGGAGCCGGTAATGGCGACGGTGGCGGCTTACACCACCCTCGATAACAACGCCGAGCTTTACGACTACGCCAAGTATCACCTTTACACCAACTTCGCAGGGCAAACCGAAACCTTTGTCACCGGCACGGGCAACGCCGGATCACGCAACGTCATCATCAACGCGACGGCCTTAGTGCCGTTTACCGCCACCTCCGCGCTGGCGATCAAATCATCTGACTTTTCCGGCGACATCACGACAAGCGGATCGGTGATCCTTGCCAACGGCGCAGTGCTTTCCAACAACACCGTCAGCGCACCGAATGTCATTCAGGACGTGCCGACGAGCCTGACCGGCGTCACGATGACCGGGAACCTCAATTACAGCACAAACACGCCGATCACAATCACCCTGACCGACTGCGACATCCAAGGCACGGTTTCCAACAGCGGATCCGCGCAGGTCAATATTGTGCTCGTCAATACGACCATCGCGGTGGTCGGTGCAAACGTGGTCGCACAACAGTTCGCCACGATCTCCGCTCCCAACTTGCTTTCAGGCTCGCGGGTGCGGGTTTACGACGAGGACAACGCGGTGGAGCTGTTCAACGGCGTCCTCGCCAGCGCCGGGTTCAGCCAGTCTTTCGTCTACACCGCCGACACCACCGTGACGCTCACAGCCACCTATGCGAGCGGAGCAACGGCCAAGCTCGGCCTCTCTGCAACCGGCATCTTCTCCGCCACCGGCGTCACGTTCCTCGCCTCACAAGCCGACGATACGGTTTACAACGGCAACGCGATCAACGGTTCAGCCGTGACGGGATTCACAGCCGACTACGCCCAAGACGATGTAAACCTGACGATGGCGACAAACTTCTCCGGTGCTAACCTCTACGCCTGGTGGGTTTACAACACGACCACCGAGCAAGGCATCCGCGAATTTTTCGGGGGCATCACCGCGATCGACGCGGCCAACCTGCGGATCAACACCGGCACGGTTAGCGTGTATCTCGATAACAGCACGGCCTTGTTCATCTATCAGACTGACGCGGTTCGCATATTCCGATCCGACAACGCCTATCCCGCGCGCACCGTCACCACGGGCGGTGGCGGCATCAGCGTCAACTGGATCTCCAACGTCTATGTAACCGGCGTCGATCTGACGACGCTGGCCAAGGAAGCATCGCTCACGGTGGTTAACAACGGCGTCAAGAAGGCCAGCAAGCTCATCCCGCATACCACCAACCTTTGACATCACCCCCTCATCGAACATGGCAATCGTAATCCACGCGACGATAGAAACCACCGGCGGCGACATCGAGGCCGAAATCAATGCCGCGGCTCGCGGGCCGAAGGGTGATACCGGAGACACTGGCGCCACCGGAGCCACCGGAGCGCAAGGCGACCGTGCAGGCCTCAAATACACGTTCGATACGAACACAGGCCCCGCCGCACCGAGTCCAGGTCACATCAAATTCAACAGCTCGACCTTGAGTTCAGTCACTCGGATCTCGATTCGGGACACGGATATCGACGGCAGCGACACTAGCGCATTGTTGGCGCTCATCGACGACTCGACCTCCACGGTCAAGGCACGCGTCGTCATTCGCAGCAACTCGAACGCGGACATCAGCCATTTCAACTTCCTCGTCACCAGTGTAACCGACGAGGGCAATCACCACCACATCAACGGCACATTCGTGTCCGGCTCTGCCTTTACGAACGGCGAGGTCGTCACGTTCGACTTCTACGCGACCGGCGACAAGGGCGACATCGGCAACACCGGACCCGCTGGCCCCAGCAACATCACCACCTCCACGGCCACGACCATCAACGGCCTGATCAAGGGCAACGGCTCAACCGTAGCACAAGCCATCGCCGGGACAGATTACGAAACCCCAGCCGGAGCCGCCGCACAGATCGCTCCAGTAGCGGCGGACGTGTCGCTCATCAGCGGCAACGTCCTGCCACTCACCCGCCGCAAAATAGCGACATCGACTCAGACTGGCTCCCCCGCCCCACTAAAGATTTGCCAGTTAATCATGGGCGATAGCTTCGGCATCGGACTCCCGATAAATCGGTCTGTGCAGACTGTCCGCGAAAACGGTGACTTCACCATGACGCCATCGGGTGGAGCGGCCACCGAAGGCGGACAATTCGCCCTCACCCCACCGGGGCAGCTTTACCGCATGTCGGCAGCGGGGCATATCGTTACATCCGTGCTGAATCAGATCGCACACAAGGTAACCTGTATTTATTCCACAGTGGCAGGCGGCGGGAGTTTCGCGTTGGAGGTTAGGGCAGATGGCGGAGCATGGGTCGAAGTCCCCTTGGCAACCACGGCCAATCCCATAAACACCGACAATGGCGGTGCCGCATCCGCTGCGTCCTTCACCCATACTTTCGGCGATTCGCTGCCCCGTGAAATCCGCGCCAAATGGATCAGTGGGACAAGCAGGATTTTGTATTTCATCCTATCGGATTTAGCAACCGGAGCTGGCCATACACGCGGCGGATCTGCCGAGCATTTACTCGCTCTTGGTGGCATTGTAATCCAAAACTACGCCACCACACCAGATTCCATCTGGACGACTTTCCTGAATGCCATACAGCCGGACTTCGTGGTGATAAAATCGGATGATGATTACAATCTCAACCCGATTAGCGGAGTGTATTCCAAGCTTGCAGCGATCCGGGCGATGGACTGGATTTTCCTTTCCAACCACCCGACAGCCGGTCAACCGACGCAGATTTTGAGCGCATCGGATCAAACCTTAAAATCCCTTGCGCTTGACAATGGGCAGGCATTTTTTGATTGCCGCCGTGCGCTCCCGAACCATGCAGGCATTGTCGCGCTTGGACTTACCACTGACAACTATCATCTCAATGCAGCAGGCAATCAGGTATTGCAGACAGCCATGATGAATGCCGCTGGCCGGGGGCTGCTCACTGCGATGGAGATGCACCCGACGGGCATCAGAGGGACCCCATCATATTTTAACGGGACAGGGCGGTTTTTCCAGAATGCGTATTCCGGTTTCACGGACGCCCTGGCAATCGGGCAATTTCGAGAGGGGAGTAACTCTAACCCAACGCCTGCGTGGTCGCTGCAAATGCCTGCACTCAACCAGATTACGGAAAAGATTAGCGGGAACTGGGTGCGGATGCTTATCAAAAATAGTCGTCGCATTTTCAGCGGCGGGACAAACGGCCTTGGTTCATCTCAGGACATAGTGACAAATGTCACCCGCGACGCACATGCCGTCGTCGAATTTCATTCGGGCAACCAGAGTGTTCCATGTGCCGCCGTATCAACGCAGACCGGATTTGTGGGTGATGCGCTATTCGGCCAGCGCGACACCTTTCCTAACTCAACAGGCTCACGTGCATGGGGCGTCAATGCTTACGGAGATGCGGATTTCAAAACATCTCGTAACACCCCTGTAACCGTCGCAGGACTCCCCGCGCTGGTAAATACAACATCGGGCACAACGGTCGGAGATGAGACGATGACCACGGGCCTCTATTATCGGATCGTCGCAATTGGCACAACTGACTTCACCACGCTCGGAGCGGCATCAAACACGGTCGGCCTGATCTTCCTCAAAAACGCGGCGGTGACATACGGCACCGGCACGGTCATCCGCATGGTTACCGCGACAGCGACCGAAGCTTTTGTGACAGACGCATCAGTCGTCCACGCTGGTAACTCCGGGACGGTCGTGGCAGGCGGGGGATCAAACAATCTGCCTGTTTATTACGACGGCACAAACTGGAGAATATCCTAATCAACAATCAATCCCGAACAATGACCGTCCCAACCGAATGGATTTTGACCGTGCTGATCGCACTCGCCACCGTCATCTCGACTCTGGCCGCGATCATTTACCGCTCGCTGGCCGCCGAGATCGCCACGCTGCGCACCATCGTGACCAAACTCCAGGATGATGTGGATCGCCTCAGCAAAGGCTGCGGCCTCGGGACATGCCTCTACAAAAATCGACACTTATGAAGACCACCATACTCGGACTGCTTGCAGCCGTCGCCGCTACCATCCAAACCACCGTCCAGCAAGGCCACTCGCTGGCCGATTGGAAGACATGGATCTTGCCGGTATCCCTAGCCGTCCTCGGCTATCTCAGCAACGACCAACCTACAACAAAGCCATGAAAATCATACTCGCCCTCGCCTGCCTCGCGCTGGCCTCCTGCGTCTCGACAACCACCACGATCACCTCGCCTGACGGCACGGTGACGGTCATCGAGCAACGCGGCATCGACCAGTCATCCGTCGCCGCTGCCACTCAGATCAGCCGCTCGATCAACCCGACCAAATGACCAAGGCTGCGCCCATCGCCCGCGAGATCGTGCGTATCGCCAGATCAGAGATCGGCGTTCAGGAAATCAACGGCACGAACTGCGGAGTGCGCGTCGATGAATACAAGGCCGCCACATGGCTTGATCCGACAAAAGGATGGCCATGGTGCGCGGCTTTCGTCTGCTGGGTGATCCGCCGGTCTCTGGAAACCATCGGAGCCCGGGAAACGGAGACCTTCACCCGCCCGCAGACAGCCGGAGCATGGGACATGGAGAACTGGTCTCTCAGGCAGGACTCCACCACATGGACACTCAAAGCGCACCGCGGCGACATCCTCCCTGGCGACATCGTCGTCTTCACCTTTTCCCACATCGGCTTTGCCGTATCAGCCCCGGACAAAGATGGATTTGTCACCACCATCGAGGGCAACACCGACGCAGCCGGAACCCGCGAGGGTGGCGGGGTTTTCGCAAAAAAGCGGCACCTTTCCAAGATCCGCAGCCGCATCCGTTTCCGGCACGAAAAACTTATCCTGGCATAGCCTAGCTCACCGATACTAGGCCGAGCCACTCATCGCCCCACCCCGCCGGGATCGGCCGCCGGTAGCAATCGCGGATGACCTTCGGCGAGTTCCCCGCCCACTCCGCCACGCGGTTGTAATCATTTCCCTCCCGCTGGAGCATGTAAGTGATCGCCGAGTGCCGCAGCACATCCGCAGGCCACTCCATTCCCATCGATCGCGCCAGCAGCGAAAGCCTTTCCCGCGAAGCTTTCAGGCACACCGCCTCGCCCGCCGCCGTCGCCCCGTTCACCGCGTCCTCCAGCACCGGCCGCAGCAGATCAGGGATCGGCACCCACCTCTCCCGGTTCGTCTTCCCCACCACCTGGGGCGAAAGGTAGAGCATGCCGTTCGCGAAATCGAAAGCATCCCGCCGCAGCCGCAGGCACTCCGATGGCCGGCACCCGAGCCAGCCCGCGATCAGCAGATAGGGCAGGTATCGTTTTTCCTCCGAATCCATTACCTTTTTAACAAACCTCCGCATCTGGGCTGGCGAGAAAATCCCCGGCGCCACATCGTCCAGGCGCGGCCTTTTCATCCCCACCGTCGGCAGAGGACGAGCAAGCGGCCACCACCCCAGCGCCGCGAACCGCGCGAAAAACGTCGTCGTCTGCGTCAACCGGTTCCGCACCGTCCGCTTCGAAAGCCCTGCCGCGAACACGTAGGGCTCCAGATCCTCGCGCTTCACCAGCAGCAGATTGCGATCCCCCACCGTTCCCTTCAAACCCTCCCCCGCCGTCCTCATCGTTGATCGCGTGGCAGTGGGAGCCTTCGAATACTCCCCCACCACTGCATCAACCGCCGCATGGAAACCAACCTCCTCGACTCCGCCCGGCCCATGGCTGCGAAAATACTCCGCGGCCTCCTTCAAACGCTCCACGCCGCCCAAAGCCCGCAAAGCCACGCCGAACACCCGCACCAAATCCCCCACCGACTCCCCCCCGCTGTCCCTGGTCATCCGCCGCAAAGCCTCCAGAGCCTCGCCCTCCGCCGGTGAAACCCACCTCCGCCCCGTAGCCCGCGCCAGCTCGCGCACCTTCTCCTCCGCGAACTGCAAGGCATCGCCTTCGGCCTTCCGCGTCGTATCCTTCCAAGCCCCCTCCTCCCTCCACCGCAACCAAAACCGGCCGTCGCCCCGCATGGAAACCACCACCACAGCCCCCCCGAACGAAATTTTGCGAGGCCATGTCTCCTCATCCTTCCCATCCGATATTTTTCCTTTTGCCCTCCCCATGCCTCAGCCTTAGATTCCTGACAGCAAATGACAGCAAAAAATCCCCCCAAATACCCCCAAATCCCCCCAAATCCCATCCCACCAGTCTCAAGCACCCAACAAAAAACCCTTGAACCTATTGGGATTCAAGGGTTTGAGAATGGAGCGGGCGATGAGATTCGAACTCAGTTTTTAGGAAGGCGGTTGCTTGGGTGGGTTGGGTTTTGCCGTTTTGACAGGGGGCTGACAGCAAAAAGGAGGGCGTTTTGAGTGCTTCGGAGTGGGTCGATTTCGGGTTTTTTTTGTGCGCCTGGTGCCTCGGGTGGATCGTCCGGGGATGGGTGCGGAGGGGGCGCTAGATTAGTCTTTGCCATGAAGCGCAAGGCCGATCAGAAAGGTGAAAACTCCCAGCGCTAGGGCAACGAACAAGGCTCCAAGAAAGGAAAGAAAAACCCATTCTGATGTCAGTTGCCGCGAGAGGATGATCCAGCCTATTGCCACTCCCCCCATCATGCCGATGACTCCATATTGTGCTGGTTTTTTCATGGGGATGCTATGAATTGCCTGATCCTCATTGGCAAGCGGAAAGGGCTTGCAGTCCTATGCCTTGCGGGCTGTGTTAAACCTGCACCAAAGGCAGGGGTGGAACGGGCTCAGTTTCCGCCGGGGATCTTTTTGCCGTAGTTGCTTAGATCGGGCTCTTCTTCGGCTGCTTTATTCAGGAGATGGATTGCGGTTTCATCCTGCCAGTAGGGATGCCGCTGGATGTCACGGCGGATAGTGCCGGTGATGAATTGCGCTTGCGTCTGCCCCACCCTGGCGGCCATGCGGCCGAGGACGTGCCATTCCTGATCAGTGAACTCCAAGCAGCCTTGCAAGGTCGCGGTGGTGGCGATGCGCGGTGGGAGGATGCCGAAGAAATACCAGTCTAGCAGGGCTTTTTCTGATTCTGACAAGCCACGGCTGCCTTTTTCAATCTTGGAAACGGCGGTCTGTGTGATGCCTAACAGATCTCCGATTTCCTCCTGATTCATGCCTTTTTGGCTACGGATTGCCCGCAAATCAGCGGGGGTGACTTCTTTGAATTCGTTCATTTCGTAGGGGTTTTAACATTTTTATGGTAAATCGCAAGTTTTTCCTTGCAGGTTTAGTCTAATTCGAATAATCAGTTATTCGTAATCGCAATACGAGATGAGCAAGACAGCAGAGACGAGACAGGAAGGCAGCCGGACGAAGATCGTTTTCGATCTACGTGATGAGCTGGATACGGAGGAGCTGAGAGCCTTTGAGGCGCGGGCGGAGGAGGCGGGGAAGGATCTGACGGATTACTTCCTGAACCTGACGATCAGGAGGCCGGATGAGGCTGCTTGATGATTTTCCGATGGACGAAAAAAAACGAACCAAAAAACGACAATGGCAATGACAAGCAAAAGACCGGCGATACGCGAAGGCGATGGGCTGAGAAGAGCGAAGGCGACGGGGGATGTGCGGCAGGAGCCTGCGCCGAACCGTCGCCCACATTTTAGGGGGGAAGAGGATGCGATCCTGCGGGGGGCGGAAAAGGTGGCAGGCGATCCGACGCTGGTGCGGGTGGAGTGCCTGTGGCGCACACAGAAGGTTCTGCGGAAGGCGGGGTTCCTGAATCCCCGGCCCTTTTACCGCTACCTGGTGAAGATCGAGGAGAAGGGAGGCCGGCTGTGCGTGTGCCGCTGATGGTCTTCGATGCGGTGCTGATCGGCGTGGCCTGGGGGCTGATCTGGTGGTTTACGCGGGGGATGATCTGAAACTGCAAATTTCAAAATTCAAGGAAGATGAATAGAAAGAAAGGGATCAACACGGGCGGCGGCACTCCGAAGGGGGTGAGGAAGGCGAAGCGGCGGATGACGAAGGAGACAAGCGGCATCGCACAGAACGGATGTTGGGATGGGTTCTCGGATGTGAAGACGGCTTGCAACCGATTCCTCCGCGAGCGGGTGGATGCGGGCCAGATGACGGAAAAGCAGGCTTTGCCGAGATTTTTCAGCAAGGCGCAAAAAACAAGCAGGGAGATACCATGAAGGAAATTTTTATCATGTTGCCAGGGCGGGATGACCTGCGGCTGCGGATCTCGGTGGCGGTGGAGGAGGACAATCGTTTCCCAACGCCGCTGGAGCTGCCCAGGTGGGAGGAGGTGGAGCCGGTCAAGGCCGCCGCGATTCTTGCGGAGCTTTCGCTTGCGGTGAATTTGGCGGATGACATCGATCTGGCGGAGATCCGCTGGGCGCCGGTTACGACGGAAGGGGGGATTACCAGATGAGTTCCTTGATGCAGGAGGAGTTCGCGATGAAGAGCGAGGTGGCGAGGTATCTGCGGATCGAGCCTAGCGATGTGGATCGCGCGGTGAAACAGGACAAGCTGCCCTGCATTCGGCTGCTGGGAGCGGGAAGGTTTACCCAGAGGTTCCCGCTGCGGGCGGTGCATGCCTGGCTGTTGGAACGGACGGACAATGCGCCTGACCGGATGTGGGATTATAAGCAATTTCTTCAGGATTTCTCAAAAACCGTGATGGCGAAAAATCCAAAACTTAAAATTCAAAATTCAAAATGATGAATACCAAAACAGACAGACCGATGATGGATGTGGAGCTCTATGCGGGGCCGCTGGACGGGCATTTGTGCGAGGTGCCGGTGGAGCCCGGGTGCATGGGGCTTTGGATTTTCGAGCACAGGACGGAGGATGAGTTGACCCGGCATGCCTATGAGATGATGCCGAGGACGACGCCGACGGGAAGATGGGAACTGCGGTGGAACTGCTGCGTTTCGCGCCAGCGGAGAGGGGGTGTGTCGTGAGCCGGCCAAGGGATGGCGGGGACGAGGTGCTGGATCGGCAGGCTCTGGAGGAGTATGGCCGGATGACGAGCGGGCTGGACGCGCACCATGCGCTGGCTCCGGATGAGATCGCGATGATGAATGAGGAGGGCAGCCATCTCGACGGGGAGCGCGATGCGCTGCGGGAGGAGATTTTCTCGGGGGTGTGCGCGTATACGATCGCGGCGGGGACGCATCCTGTGGAGGTGCGGGGGCGGATGAGGGCGCTGATGGAGAGATTCGGCGCGGATAGTTTGAAAAAAATGTCCGATGAGTCAGGAGCGTGGTGGGATGAGGTGGCTGTGGGGGAGGTTTGCCGGAAGTTTGATGAGGCGAGGAAGAGATCGGGGGGCGAGGATGAGACATCGGCCTTCCTGCTTTCCGTTTCGAAGAAGATCCGGGAGGAGGGGGATGAGTTTTTCGTGTTCCAGAGTTTCCGCGGGCTTTGCAAATTTTGGATTTGCGAGGGCACAAGCTGGAAGGCGGCGGTGGGTGTGCATATGGCGTTGTTGAAGACGCTGCGGCCGTCCCTGCTGACGGTGATGGAGCGCCGGAACGGCAAGGATGTGCCGGTGATGATGTCCCTGGATGACATCGCGGTGCTGTGCGGGGATGCCGGGAAGGCCACGGTCTCTGCACGGATCAAGCGGGTGTTCAACCGCAAGCTGGAGGCGCAGGGAATGCTTGGCTGCTTCGCCCATTTCCAAAAGAGCCCGGAGGCGGTGGAGAGGTATCGGGCGGCGCAGCTTGGGAATACGAACCGGCGGAGGAAGGTGGGATGAAAGAAGATTTCAGAGACCAGAAGCCAGAGGCCAGAGGGAACGCAGAGCGCACACGCGGCGCGAACCACCAATAACCACCACCATGCCAAACGATAAACAAACAACCAGCGAGTCGCCGTCGTGTGGCGCGGCTTGTTCTCCTAGATGGATTTACCATTACTGCGCTATCCACGCGCCAAAAACTGGGGCAACGGCCTATACCGACGGCATCGCTACAAAGAACAAGCCGATCATCACATGGGATGATTACATGGAGCTGAAGGCTGCGATTGTGTCTAAGTTTGAGAACCCCATTCCGCCATCGGATCTGACAGTGATCTCTATTACTTTATTGGAGAACGCTGAGTCCATCCACCCCGAATCGAAGCCCTAAGATTATGAAACAAAACCAAACTGAATCGAAGCAGAAAGACATTGAAGAAC